ATTTTCGGCTATGGTCACCGGTCCCGTGGGGGTCAGTGCCAGTGACGGCTCAATAGCTGAAACCCCGATCGCCCAGCCATTGCCGAGGAAGACATTCGACCGAACAGATAGACCTTGGCTACCACCGAGAGCTAATCCTGTTGTCGCTGCTGTGACGTGGTTCTCGTCAATGAGACACCCCAAGCAACCGCGCGCATCGATGCCATAGCAGCCATCAGTAATGAGGTTCGCTGTCACGCGAGAATTCACCGCTCGGGCGATCAAGCCGCCGCCGGCGGATGTATTTCCGTTATCCAGAAGGCTATTGCTATCGACGATCCCTCCGCTGGTTGCGACAGCCGCACCCCACTGCGTATTCAATGAACTGACGTTGCCGCACACGAAAGCAAAGCTATCCTGCGCCGAACCCGGACCAACATCCCAGTTGCCGACACTAATGCCAATGGTGTTTCCGTTGCAGCTATTCGCGCGCACCGCCGCGGCAACACCCACATCTATGCGAATACCGGAACTGCCGTTTACCTGCGCAACAGAAGCTAAGACACAAAAACTTCCGGACCCAGTCGCATAAAATCCATGCAACGCATTGTTCTTGGATATGCTTTGGGCAATAGACACGGTAGCGCTCGGCGCCAGATTGCAGATCAAGCCGCAACCACTCGTACTTCCGACGGCATTCGTGAAGCGGCACTGTACAAAGTCACCATTCATACACACTTCGCTGACGGCCACCGCCGGCATATCGCTGCCAGCTAGGCTAGCGGCGTCAAACTCCACACCGCAAACGGTTATAACAGGGCTGGCAAAGGTAATCCACGAATTCGGAGATGTAAGGACGTTCCTTGTTATGACACTCGCACCAGCAACGCCAATGATGGCTTGCGTGGAGGTAACCATAACGGGTCCGTTGACGACGTAGACCTTTCCGTCAAGCCGCAACGGGCGTCCCGTCGCGAGCGCAGCGGTAAAGGCAGCCGTGTCGTCTGTAATGCCATCGCCAACAGCGCCAAAACTTTCGACACTGAGAGCGTCGGAAAAGATATCAGCGATACGCCGTGTGGCAATACCGCCCGTAGGCTGGGCTGTGAGATTTGACCCGCTTATACCGTCCAGTCCGCCCAGTCCACCCATGAAGGAGTCGTAAGGCAGGGCGGCATTCTGCCCCCCTTGGGAGAGTGGTACCAGGTCGGAAGCCGATGGCGGACCACCCAGGCCGAGACCTGAGATGATGAACGGGGCTGGCGCATTAAGGGCGCCGTTTGCAAAAGCAAGATTGGCCCCAACGCCGATCGTTTCTGGTCCACCGAGCCCGGGGCTCATCCGCCCAAGCAATGTGTTGGATGGGAGCGCCAGGGCAGCTTGCACGCCCGACAACACTTGCGCACGCGTCGCGCTGCGGGCAATGTCGGATTGGGAAACCACGAATTCGTCCGTATCGCTCACCGACACGGCGGGTGGCAACTGGTCAATGGTGGGCATGGGCCCTCCGGTTACATCAGTCAGTAACGAGAATGGGTGCGTCAGTCTGGTCCGTGATCGGTGCACCGGTTTGGTCGGTCAGAGCCTCGGACGGCACGGGGGGTGTCGCCAAGGCAACAACCGGCAGATTGATCGTGCGCCCAATGATCCGGCCGCTATTTGTCCCAATGGTGACAGTGACCTGGTACACCGTGCCGGCGAAACCAGCCGTAAACCAAAGAATGGCGAGGTCTCCGTCCGCGCTAGACGACTGTAGCGTCAAGTCTCCCGGATTGCTCGGATTGATCACGACATCGAGGGTCATGATTGCGTCACCCTCATTGCCCGCAATAGCGCCAGAAATGTCAATGACATAGTCGAGCGTATCGGTGGGATCCTTGGGGGGCCAGCTCAGCGGGGCCGGCGGTAGGGTAAGCGTTCCTCGCGGAAGAATACCGCAACCGGAAAGTGCAACGACGCGGGCAGTCGAGGGTATCCACGAATATGTGGCCTGGGTTCCCATCTATCGTATCTCCCGTTCAGCGCGCGTTCGCTTCACGCAACGGCACCATGGCCGGCGTTCTGCTTGGCTTTACCATTCGACTAGGACCAGGCCAGCACCGCCCTGTCCGCCCACGCCGCTGCCGATCCCGCCGCCACCTCCGCCGCCCGGCAAGGATGCGTTGTTCCCATTTTCGGCGCCACTATTGGCGATCGCTTCGGCGCCGCTGGCACCGTAGCTGGCGCCGCCGCGGCCGCCAGCCCACATGGCGTTCGGGAGTTCAAAGCCAGGTCCGCCACTCTGTCCGTTTAAAACTAGGCCGGAGCCGGCGCTTGAACCGCCCGCGCCGCCCAAGCCGCCGGCACCGCTCGCCCCATTCGCACCCGCCAAGCCACCATTGACGTCCACGAGACTTCCGAATTTTGAAGCGCCACCAGGCGTTCCGGATCCTACACCGCCATTGCCGACCGAAACAAAGTAGCTCTCACCAGGGGTTACGCTATAATAGCCGAGCGAGTATCCGCCGCCACCGCCGCCACCGCCTGCGCCGCCAAGTCCAGACCCGCCCGCGCCGCCACCGCCCCAAATCGTCAGCTTGACCGTCGTCGTTCCAGTCGGGGCCGTCCAATTGCCCTGATTACTCGGGGTGAACACCGCAAGATTGCGCGTTCCAGGGCTTTGCTGGGGCAGCTTGGTTGTGATGAAAGGCGCTTGAGGAAAAACTGCGATATTCCCGCTCCCAATACTCGTCTGGCCCGCGGTTATGGTGACAACATAGAGCCCTGCCCATCCTGCATCCACGGCGGGTGTGATTTGCGTGCCAGCGGTGCTCGGCGCACCCGCCTTCACTTGAATCTGGATCTCCTGCAGCCTCTGGGTATTCTGCGCCTCGCCGGAATTGTTTGGCCCGCTATACGGCTGCGCCGGGTTCGATGCATTGTAATACGGCAGCACAACCGGCGTCGCGTCTGTCTCTAGAAGTGTCGCCTCGATCAAATAACTAATCGCGTCGCCTGGCGCCGTTGGCGCGGACATCGCGAACGTGTTCGACGTCAGACTGACACCGATCCGCAGGAGCGGTTCGTTCGTTTCCGCCGGCAGCGATCCGAAAGGCGTTGTATCGACCACGCCATATTGTGTAATGCTGCCCGGCCCGATCGTCACGCTCATTGACGCCGGCGAAGTTGGCGTGCACGGTAGTCCATCAGCAATAGTGCCCGTTCCGAGTACTGCTTGCGCCAAATACCCAAGCGCGACCATAACACTGCGCTCGAGGTTCAGGATATCCGTGTCAAGCGGAATGCTGCCCGGATAGACGATTTGCCGGTCCATCGTATCACCTTGATCTGAAAGGTTTCAAATCCCCGGAAGATGTCAGTTCGAGATATTCATCCAGGCTATGGTTGCCGCAGGGAGCAGGGGCGGAACGGCAGCCTCAATCACGCTATCCGGTATGCCGGAGACTTCCATGGCAAGGCTGCCATAAACGGGTACTCCCGGACCGCTGTAACCGGCGAGCTCCGGAATGCCTCCGACCGAAGGACGATACGCCGTCAAAAAAAACTGATAAGGCAGGGCGAGACTGCCCCAGCCACCGCCGGCGCCGTAACCAATGCCCCCAATCGCATAACCGCCCGTATCGGTCGTGCGCGCCGGTTCAAAGACCCTCGGCAAACGACCGGTCATTTGGTAAAGCGCCTCCGTCAGAGCGGCGCGGGTTGACCGGGGCCGGAGCAACGCCTCCGTAATCCGTGTACGGAAAGCGTCATCCACCTCATCGACATAGCGCGGTAAGCCCGAACCAAAGAAATCCTGGCTTATTTGATCGAGGAAGCTTCCTGTCGCTGTCGCAATGCGGGTCTGGGTTATCACCGATTGCAAGAGCATCCAGAAGGCCGAAAGACCTGCCCCTACGGCCTGGAGCACCGATTGCAGGACCGGCGTCACATCGCCGAACCACCCCTCTGGCAACATGGCAAGCATCCGGCTGGCCATATTCGACGCATCACCATTCATTTTAGGAGACCGTCACACTGGTGGCAAGGATAACGCCATTGGCGGCTGCGGTCAGGTCGGTCGCCGCATTGTTAATCAATGTGCTCAGCACCGATATAACACTGCTATCGGTATCATGGGCAATGGCGTCTAACTTTGAAATGGCAAGCGTCCCTGAAATGGGAAGCGTTTGGATCCACGCCAGGACCGCGGCCTGAACACGTGCCGTCACCGCGGCATGGGTTATGGGATTGGACGTTTCCAGGCTCATCACGACGGCCGCATAAAAAATGCTCGGCCCTTGAACGGCGAATATCGACCCAATCGGCCTGACAGCATCAACACTGGCCTGAACGCTGGACAACAGTGCAGCACTGGGCATCCCGGTCCCATCGTCGACAGTCACAAGAAAGGATCCGGGTGTATAGGTGAACTGGGTGTTGACGTTTTCGGTAACCACCATCCTCAGGCCGAGCTGAACGGAGGCAATCGCATTTAGGACAGCGGTTTCTGTCGATAAGGACAGGCTATTAATGTAGAGCTGAAAGCGCAGGCGGAAGGCGGCATCGGATTCGGCGTCCTGTCCACCCGAAAAAGCCGCGCTATTCGTCACAGTGTCGATTCCGGGAATCGGGGAGGTGAGCAAAGTGACGGTGCCATCCTGGACATTGCCGCTAGTACCGACCGTGGTACATTGTGCGGGGATAGAGACGCTTGCAACCTGCGGCGCGACCGTATAACCGCCCTCGCCGTTCCAGGCCGGATTCGTGTCGTCCGCGGTGACGGTGAATTGCGTCGTGCCGTCAGCCGTCGCCACGACCGTGCCCACGGCAATGATCGCGGTCATGCCAAGACTGTACCGCGAGAATGTTAGCACGCCACTGGCCTCGGCACCGGGCAGCCGATGGAACGAGAAATCCGCCATCCAGCTATCCAGGTCGCTGCCGCTACTGGTCGCTGCCCGCGTTGTTGCAAGAACCTGAAGAACGAGCCATTGCAGCCAGAGAATAACGGATGCACAAGCCTCCAGCAGCGCTCTCAAAACGCTACCAACGCTCAAGTCGATCAGTTGCTGCGCGGCGCCTTGCAGGCCTGCCGCCATTTGCTGCAAGAGGCCAGAAAATGTCAGTATCGGGAGATCCATGCTAAACACCTACCGTGAAGGTCAGCGTCTGCGACGTATTTGACGGCTCATCGACATAAGATATACCGACAACGACGCTGCCGTCGCTAAACACGTCGGTTGCGACGATCGGCTCAGGTTGATGGGCGACCGAGACTTCATTAAACATCTGCGTACGAATAGAACCTTCAATCAC